CATTGACCCACATGCAGGGAGTTTATAATAGTAGCTTCACTCTATCAAGGAACCGCTTCGCTTTGTTCCAATCCTTGACACAGTGAACAGCGCTACTATTGTCAACTACCCTGCGGTCAACGCATACGCCCGCGAGTCTCTCTAACTTACAACTGTTGCTGACCAGCTGGAACTGGAGAAGCTGGAGCTACTGGAGAGCTTGCGCCCATGCCAACTGTAGGAGTTCCAGACTTGTTACTATCAGTTCCTGCTTGCTGATTAGGATTATAACCATAGTCAGCAGGCTTAGGTTGCGGAGGTAACTGTTCTTGTTTAATTTGTGGGTTCTGTTTAAACAGTTGCATTACTGTCTGTTGCCATTGCTGCATAGCTTGTTCATATGCTTGCTGTGGCTGAGACTTCTCAAAGTCACTAATATGTGCCCCTTTAATTTTCATAAAGTAACTAAATAGTGGTCCTAAGTTATAAGCCGCTGCTAATTGTGGACTAGAGCCTAACTGTTGCAATGCTACTGCTAACATATCAGAACTCATTAACTTATCAGTAGGAGTAAGTCCATCTGATACTTTAAAGTTAAGAACAGCTTTACGAAGCACTACTGGATCAATTTCTACCTGTTGCTGAGCGCTGCGGGAATATAACTGAGTGCCTCCCTGATACTGTAATATATTAAGTTTCAGTATCTCTTTTAGCGGAGTAAAGATTTGAGTTTCATAAGTCATAGCAGTTAATTGATCTCTGCCATTTGCATGACTCATAACATCATCAAACTCTGATTGAGTCTTATTACCTTTAACAAACTGACCTTGCTTAACAGGATTCTGTCCAGAGATCATATTAGCCAAGTTACTATATTGCTGAATCTTCTGTGCAATAACTTGACTCTGATCATCTCTAAATGGGAATGCATGTACAGCATCACCAACTGGCTTACCATAAGCAGCAGGTCTTACTGGAATCTTAGCACTAGGATTAGGATTGTTAATATGCGCTTCAGTAATTCTACTAGGATCATAAAGAGTACGATCACTAATAGCTCTACGACGAGCAGCAATATCAGAGTTGCTAAGTGCAGTAGTAATAGCTTGAATGGGCTCTACATTAGTTGCAAGTGATTTAGTTTGGTAAGCTAAACCATCATCATTGGGTTGTGCAAATAAGATAGGTAAGTATCCATGAGCATTAGTCTGACGCTCAGCATAGATAAGTACACTGTAGTTTACAAATACAAACTTCCAGATCTGTGGAGTATTAGCAGCAGGTACTTTAATGCCAAAGTCACTAGGAAGAATTCTAGCATACAAAGTAGTAATCTGGTACATATCATGGTATTGAATACCGTTGTTAGCCCCAGTAAGTCCTGCCCATGCTTCCCAGTTAAATGAACCTTGGTATACTGTAGTTAATGTAATCTCTGGATTAATCTGTGGAATAAAGAATGAAGTGATACCACCAGTAATACCATTAACATTAAGTCCAGGAGTTGCAGATTCAAATGCTTCCTTAATGTTTTCTACTCGCTTATCAGGCAAGCTAGCAATGAATTGCTTAAGCATAATACGAGACATAATTTCTGTGAAGCCAGCAAACTCACCTTTCTTATACATCTCAGCAGGTGCTACTCTAGAGTCATAGAAAGTATTGTACATGTCTAAGCGACGTACTTTATTACCTTCCCACAGTATTTCTTTTGGCTTAGCTTCAGTAGCGCTAAAACTAGGATCTGTTTCCAATGCTGGAGTTATCTCAGATACCCAAGACACTTCAATAGCAGATAAGTTATATTTAAAGCCATCACGAAAGAATAATTGAAACTCTCTAGCCCAGCCACCACGAATGGCTTGATCATCAATAATACTTTCTAACTGAGTAGCTTCATCTTCATACTGAGGGTCAGCAGCTACACCAAATAAAGGAACGCCAGTAAGAAATACAGAACATTGATAAGTAACTGCTGCTTCTACCTGAGGCATAACTATTGGCATTACAATGTTTTGGAAGCGATTAGGATCACCAAGTTTATTACTTTCCTTAGCTCGGTATTGATCCTTAGTTAAATCAACTTCACGAGCATACTGACGATCAATCTTTGTATAGATCTCTCTAGTATTCCAGTTTTGCTGATACTGACGAAAACATTGTTTAAGTAATTCTACTAGCCCTTCCTGCGATTTTTTAGCTAGTAGCATTGGTGTATTCGATGCCATAGTAATTCCTTTACTTTAGTTATACTACTGAATTTAAAAACTGGAGTTATTTTCAATTACCCTAATGCTTTCTGTTTCCTGATCTTGTATGATAGTCATATTAACAAGTAAGTCAGGATATTGAATCATAACCTTTGGTGCATAAGTTAATAAATCTAAGATACCATCAACGTTATTAGTTTTAAGTGGATTAAATGAAGACATCTGCAATGTCGCTACTGCCTTACAATCATCATGTATTACAGTTTCACCTTTAAGAACTTCTTGGAACATTGTTAGTATTCGAGAGTTCTTAGATTGCGCACCTGAGTAAATAGGTACACAACTAATACCAATAATACCAAGTTGAGCACATCTGAATTCAAACCAATAAAGTAATGAGTATTGATATGCATTGGATTCAACTACTATTAGTGTGCAACCATGCTTAAGAGCCATAGTCAGGGCATTATTAATAGTAGTACCAGGAGACATAATGTCTTCAACAACTTCTTTCATTACTGGTTTAGAGTCATGCACTTCAAAGTAACCAATACTTACTGCATCTGATTTAACTTTATCATTTGATGGATCAATAAGAATAAAGCTACCAGCAGCTATTTCATCTGGGGTAAATGGATAAGCTGGTATCTTACTAATATCAATTGACTTATTAACACTAGCAGTTTCATCGTTAAGTACTTCAGCATAAAAAATCTCTGGGTGACCCATTGCTAAGTCATTCTCAAACTCTTTCTTTAACTGAGCTATTGGTTGTAACTCTTCCCAAAGACTGCTGCCATCACTAAGTATGCCACCAGCAATAAACTTAGTCCAAGTGGGATTTGATTTAAGCTTACGTAATATACTCCAAGGTGTAGGATACATATTAGCTACAAATATAAACATGCAGCCAGCAGGTGACTTAGCTTTCATAGCTGTGCCTACCATCCACTTTTCTAGGTTAGTAGAAAGTATTTCACTATCTGCTTGTTCCCTAGTTTGAATGTCTTCAAATATCATTACATCTGGACGAGAGTTCTTAATATTAAGACCACGTAAGCTAGTGCCAGCACCAAGAGCTGCTAATGTAACATTGCGACCACGATAGCCAAACTTCTTAATACTTTGAGTATCTTTCTCTACACCTATCTTCCAGTCCCCAAACAGTGCTTTAACATTAGGCTCTTCCAGCATGTCTACAATATCACTTAGTATATTCTCCGCTAGTGTTGCTGTAGAGGATACTATAAGTATAAATCGTTTATTAGTAAATAAGATACAATACATAATAAAGATTTTAATCAATGTAGTCTTACCAAAGCCACGAGGTAAGCCAAGTGCAAGCTGTGGGAACTCACGTACTTTATAAACAAAGCTAAGTAACCATACCCATACTGATACAAATACTGGAGGAAAGCAAAAACTGAATATAGCAGGTGCAACTAATGCAGCTAAAAAGTCTAAGCTAGTTTTAGCTAATGTGATTGCTTCATCTACTACAAAAGTATTCTCTGAGATACCAGAACTTTCTGCTAACTCAGCTTCTAGTTCAATTTGTCTTTGTGATTTAACTTCTGGCAACTTAGGAGTTGGAGTAGTATCTAATCCTAGTGATTGTCCAATGTTCATACACTATTACCTTTAGTAACTGTTATTACTCTATTCTTTTCAAGCACAGTTAGCATAGCACGCAACTGTGCTTCAGCTTTTGCTTTATCCGCTGCCAAGTAAGGATTAGTTACTGGTGGAGATTTCAATTGTTCTGAGTTCATTATTAGCACTCCTTTGCTCCATAGCAGCTTTAGTAGTCTCTAATAGATTACCGGATTGGATAGTTACTAGAGTTTGCTCACCAGCTGCTACTACTTGATTGTGTATATTAGTTGTAAACTTCTGAATAATGGAATCAGGCATAACTAAGTTTACTACAGTTTTTTGTGCTACTGCTTGCTCTGGCGCACTAGCTCCACGACGCTTTGCCCCATTAACTACTTGTAAGGCTCTGAGAATTTGCTCAGGTCTTAGCATCAATGGAGTTACTGACTCTAAGTTACCAAGCAATGTGGCTTCAATTTTATCATACTTGTTATCAGTATCAGTTTTACTTCGCAACTTATTAAATTTCTTTTCTGCTACTTCATTTGCAAAGTCTTCATTACTTAATAACTGAGATATGCGAGACTCACTAACTCCAACTGCTCCAGCAACTACAACATTAGAATAGCCTTGACTTAGCAATTCCATTGCCTTAGTTTCAGTATTATTCCATTGATGTTTAACTATTCCGGTGTTCATGTTAAGTCTCCAGAGATGCAGGCGATAAATTAAGTTGTATAGTAACTGATTATAACTTTACGCGCAATGGGGATTACAGTAAGGGATTGTTAGTTAGTAGGTAGTAAATAGTAGGTAAAAAATTTAGGAAAATAAATTGGTGCTATTAGGCAAAACCCACGCGCGAGAACTCAAAAAAGCCCTGCCCGCCTGCCATTTTTTGAGATTGGTAGTGGTAATAGTAATGAGAATGATTCGCATTGCTATTCGCATTAGTGTTTAGGTAATTGCTAGGTAATTGCTAGGTAACTGATAAATAGTTGATACATTGATTTACATTGCGTTACAAACTCGCCTTGAATTAGTGAAATTCGCATGGTACTATATAGTTATTGAGTAAGTGAGTAGTAGTTAAGTAGCAGTAAGTAGTAAGTTAGTAAGTAGTCTAACCAAGTGAGGGTGTTATGAGTTACAAGTATTTTCCATGCCGCGACTCTGCTAAGTTTTATCTTGATAGCATGCTTAGTGCTGGCAATAGTGGTTATATAGTATGTCTAAATCAGTTTAGTTATGAAGTTAGAATATGGTAGTTAGATAGTGGGAATAGTGGCATTTTTCACAAGTCACCATTTCCCCATGTTAGCATTTAAATAGTAGGTTCACTTTAGGAGTAATTGGTAATGAATACAATCCGGTTAATGGCTGTAGTTGGTTCTGTAAAGAGCGTGAAAGAGTTGGCAACACTTTTGAGGGATAAAGGTGTTAGCTTTGAAGAAGCGTATAAATTGATATTCGGGAAGTCAGCCCGCTAGTCTCAGGTAATGGGGATTGTTAATTAGTTCCCATTGCCGGATACTATTGGCTAGTAATTAGTATTTCCGACTTGGCAATTTTGCCTTCATTCACTATCGCATTTATGCGGAAAGATTTAATATTATGTCTACAATTGATACATTAACACACGATCTGGTAGCTTACACTTCTGGAGTCACTAAGCCACTGACTGGGCAACGATTAGCAGTAGTAAACTATCGCACTGATAAGGTCACTGGAATTAAGAAAGATTCTGTTTGCGTAAGCTTGCCAACTATTAGTGCAGAGGAGATCACAGCAAATTTGAATTCATTACTTCCAGCAATTACAGTGTATCTGAATAAGGTGCAAGATGATATGGTAAGAGCGATTGCAGAAAGTGGCAGTAAATTTGTAAAGACTAATGAAGTGGATATTACTGCGATTATTGCAAGCCTGGCAGATAGTGACAGTTCTGGTAACAGACTTACTAAGGAAAGTATTGGCAATTGGTTTGATGCTAATATCAGTGAGACTCTCATGGTCACATTGGCAGATAAGTTAGGACTCAGTGATGATGCAAGTGATGAAGACTTGGCGAAAGTAAGCGCGATAACTAATGAATATAAGGAGAAAATCAGCGCGCTTGCAGGAGGCAAGACAAGTTATACACCTAAGATTGCGGAAAGCTTGAAGAAGTGTGTAGCACTTGCTGGCAGTGATGATCTCCTTGCAAGTAAGTTTATGGTTAAATTGGATAAGATGATCAGTGTAGGCAGTGTAGAACTGTTTGATCTATTATGATTGGTTAGATTAGGTCAAGCAATAA